CTTGGTAAGACCGTGCCTGGCCAACATCATCTCAACCTTGTCAACGACCTCCTTTGCGATCATCCCCGTTTCGTATACCTCGTCAACCACATACAACACACGATCTATGTCCTCCGCAATCAACAACGCAACCGTCGGGTTGGTCATACCAAGATCCATCCCAACAAACCAGAGATCGTCACGCTCCAACTTCTTTGCCTCTATAACGTGCTCCTGCGTAAAATCCGGATACACTAAGCCAGTAAACTTCTCAAAGCTCGCCTCGTACTCCTGCCTAAACATCTGGTCGTTCATCTCCTGTCGTGCCTTCTCCACAACTTCCGGATCTATGTGCGGGTTCTCTACCGTCTTAAACTTCCAGGCAGCATAATCATCGTTACCCTCAAGAGCAGGTTTGTAAAATGTTTCGTAAACCCAATCGTAACCTTGCGGCGTTGTCGTTATCCAGGCCTTGCCACGAGTATCTGTCAGTGCCGGATAAATGGACTCCCACGCGGTCTGGCCATGCCTGAAAAAAGAAGCCTCGTCCAACCACACCCAGTTCAATCCACGTCCACGACCCAACTTTGTCGGATCGTCAGCACTACGAAAAACTATCTGTGCGTCGTTGACCAGCTCTATACGCTTCTCAACCTTATTCCAAGACTTAATAGACTCCTCTGGCAACCACTCCATTATCATTGCAATGTTCACGTCTACAAGGTCTACATAGGTCGGAGCCACTATCCAACCGATACTTCCAGGGTTTTTGTTCGCATGCCATAACGCCTCAATCGTACCGGCAATAGACTTACCTCCACGTCGGCCAGCTATAAGTGCCCGAAACCGAGCACCGCTTTTATGAAACTCCTGCTGTATTACGTGAGGCTCATATACCTTCATCCGATATCACACCAATTTACGTCCAACCCCTCCATATATGAAGCACACAACGCTTGCACCTCATCCCTAGACGGCTCGCTATCCCCAATCTCTACAGACCAGCTACGATGCTCATGTGACCGCCTCCAATGCCCCCAAAACACCTCGTGATCAGAGGTTACGGCGAAAGAGTAAAGGGCCGGACCAATTAGAGCAAACCACCGGTCAAGCACGGTATTCCCCTCCGGACACAGACTTTCAGCCTCCATGAAACGGCTCTCTCCACAAATTACCGTCCCTCGGTCCACCTCCCCACTTCTTTTCAAAATACCCAAACTGCCTCTTGTAACTCAGTGCGTCTCTAGCCCACTCTGGATCTCTGTGTAGTTCTATCGTGGCACTCCGGTAATGATCAAACTGGCCGTCCTTGATACACCAATGCTCCTCCCCAGCAAGGTCTATCCGGTGCTGCATATCGCAATCCTCCAAGTACGCCGGCTTGAAGTTCTCGTCAAACCTCCCTACCTTCTCAAATAACCGAGAGTCCACCATGAAACAGGAATAGTTGTCTGTCATGGTGACCCGATCCACCTTGAAGTTCTCCGGCATTCTCCCCTCGTACCGAGTACACCACGGACTAACCATGATACACCCCTTCTTTTTCACGTACTCTACAAGAGACCCCACACACCCCTCGTGTAACTCCACGTCCCCGTTTGGAACCAACACATACTTGCATCCATCCTTGAGAGCCATATCTATGCCCACATTCCACGCCTTGCTGACACTCTCCTGCGGAAGTATGAAATAGAACTCAAAGTCACCCTGCATGTTGATGCTCTGATACGCAAGGTAGAACAACTCCATCTGCGCCTTAGAGGTAACATACGGAATCAATACCACGCCGACTTTGTCGTTCATCTTTTTGTCAGCTTGTTGAACAACTTACCCAACTGAGACGCCGAATCATCCCAACTGGGAACACCCAGGCCGCGAATCACCTCGCACAGACCCTCGTACGTAGAGTCGTACCTGACACACGAAAACTCGTCACACCAGCCCACTCCCTCCGGAGCGATCACCGGCACCCCAAGAGATAACGCTTCCACTACAGGCATGGGTCCCCCTTCGTTCTTGGCAGTAACAAGCAAATAATCCAGCCCGTTATAAAACTCCCTTAGATCCTTCAGGGATAGATCAGAGGCCATCGGGAAACTAATATCGGGAAACCACGTCCTGAGCATCGGCACCCAGTGAAACCGCTTCCGGTCTGTGTAGTCGTAGTTCCTACCTACCACCCCTATCCGCAACGGCTCGTCCAGAATAAACTCGGCGTCCACTCCAGGCCGGATAACACTCGTCTTGTTCTTGTCTAAATGGTCTACGGTTTTCCTGCACTGAGCGACACACCAGTCGCACCGTTTCGCCACCTCGTCAAACCGAGACCGCAACGGGTCCTTCTCCTCTCGGTGGGTAAAATAACACACGTCCAGTCCCCGCTGGGGCCCGTGATAGAAACCGTAGTTCACATAGAAATATATGTCATACCCTGGAGTCACCTCGTGAGCAACAGAAGCCCCAAGCCGCTTCCCCCACTGTCGGCTCCACCTAGGCAATACCCAGTCCCCACGTTCAGTTACTATTTGGATTTTCATCCTTGTACTTTCTTACCCTGTTCAAGTCCCTCTGTTTGCAATACTCAGGATAGACATCATACTGGCCGTGCGAGCCATCCATGTGGTTTACCTCTATCCCTGGCAACCGCAACAACTTCATGCCCAACCCTTTACCAACCGAAGACATAAGACTATCATCTAAAGAGTGCATAGAGTGATTTGCGGGATCCATGTCCACCTCCCGTAACACCGCCGGAGACAACACCATCAGTATTCCCCCAAGAAAGACAACCGGGTCTACCGGCTCCCCAGCCACCTCAAAAGACTCGCCCGCCATCTGTAAGTTCCGGATCACACCGTGTATTGTTGGGTTCAACAAACACTTACCATCCAGCTTCTCAAACACGTTCACCATCCTCGCAAGCCAGTCCTCCGTCAATATCTCGCAATCGTTATCTACCTTGACCACCATGTCGTATTCGCACACCGTGTCCCGTATCTGCCTTGTAGCACCAATAATTCCGCGGTTCTCCCTGTTGAGTATCAACCCCTGAAGTTTCTGCTTTCTTAGCCATCCCTGCGTGCCATCCTCCGAGCCGTTGTCTACCACGAAGTGGTCAAACGGATACCCAGCCTTCTTTAACCCGTCAAACATCTTCCGTGTGTACCCAAGCCTGTTCCACGTCAACGTGTAAATCGCTACACTAAGCATTCTTCGTACATCTTAACTAATTTCTCTGCCTGCTCCCTATACCCAGGAAGCTCAGGCCTGTCCCGCCTCCAACTGGCATACTCTTCCATCTTCTTCTGTACGTCCTCTTGCACCACAGGGTCCACATACCCTATCCACGGACCCTCCAGATCCACGTAGGTCATGTTACTAACCACCACGTTACAACCACACGCCGTGCCCTCAAGCACCGGATTCGGAAACGGATCCTGAAAACTAATGGCAACCACACACTTACTCCGGTTATACAGCTTGTTCAGCTCCTCGTGACTTAACCTTCTTTGATGAAAATCTAAGTTACCGATAGCGGCTACCCGCTCAAAATACGAGCGAGAGTTCATGTCGTGAGTACCAACCAACACACCCCTAGCCTCCAAGTTCCGAACCGCCCTGGCGTAGCCAAGACAATTCTTACGCTCTGCGATGGTGTTTACCACCATGATGTAATCTATATACCGGTCCCGCCACTCTAGCTCTTCCGTAAACTCGTCACTAACTCCGTTGTGAAGATAGAATGACTTTTCCCGCGGTATCTCTATCTTGAGGTACTTCTCTATGGCATCCTTCTCCTTCTCTGAAAACATGACCAGCCGAGAGGCGTAGTCCACTGTCTTCCTCTGCTCGTCCTCCGGGGAATCGTGAATATCAAAATGAATCGTGGACAGCACAAACGGCACTTCCTTCTCCTGGGCTAACTCACGGAAATGAGTAGTCCACCTCCAGTTAAGATTGTACGAATGAACAACATCATACCGAGACACATCCACGTCGTCCTGCTCTGTCTTGCAGTCTACCGTATGACCCAACCCCCGCAACGCCTCAGCAAACCGATTCATCTTCATCCGGTCCCCGCCCTCGTTTGCGTTAGATCTATTTCCGAAAAGTATCCTCAAGAGTCAATACTTGTACAACTTATCCCACACCCGATCTGGTATCTCGTCGTTTCTCGTCCAGTCCACGCCAAACTCAGACAACACGTCTTCTGCGTCCTCCACTCTCGTGCACCCTGAAAGCCTATCCTCTACCTCGCGTCCCATACCGACACCCAAGCGGGTCTGGCTACCGTTTGTGTGCCATAACCACCGCTCTTCCTCCCGAAGGCGAATATACGCGTACAGACGACCACCCTGTCTTTCAATTCTTGTTAGTTTCATATTCAGCCACTCCGTCCCCAGCACGAGAGCAAAACCCGCCCGCTCTTGTTTCTAAACTTAAAAGCAGACATCTCATACTGAGGACACAACAACCGAACAAGTGGGCAGGACAAGGATTCGCACCTTGCAGTGGTGTAAACAGGATCAGCTAGAACCTACCCTCCGTAGTGCAAATAAACACCCGAAAGGCACCAGACTATTACCATGCTCTTCATGAGGATTAGCTTTTGTCTTGCGTTTACCTCTTCCGCTACCTGCCCACAATTCAGTGGATACAACCAACAAAGGTGTAGAGAGGGGCATTCTGCTATAAAAGCGAGGAATACCCCTCTCGGCGAGCCTAGCGAGGATTGTCACGTTTCTGCCTTTTCTTTCTACGATGGGCCTCTTCCTTGTTGTGGGCATTCTTAGAATGATCGTTTCTTTTTCCCACGATTAGCCTCCAGCGGCGGCTTCACACGCTCCATATAGTGCGTGAAGCAATAAAACACCTGATTAAGAACGAACACCTCCCTGGTACTTAACCTCTTACCACATACCGAACAACTGAAGTCAAAGTGACACCTTGCCATTTTCTCACCTCCTTGTAAAAGAGCCTACAGACGAACAAACTTTTGAATACTGGCTAGTATCCTACGGTTATACTCATCCGTAACCCCACGCCAATCAGGCCCGGAACCGTTTCTCCGGGTTAAACTTTCTACTACCTTCTCTGGCCTTCTGAAACAACAATACAAATACACATCACCACCAAGATGCGGCTCGTATAAATCAAACGTCAGCGATGTGCGAGGATCCTTCCAACCCCAACGATCTCCCTTGTGCCGAGTAATCGTGGCCAATATCTCCTTTGAATATTTTTCTCCCTGTGCCGCAATAGACCCCCCAGACGGAGGGCTATCCCAAGACCCACCAGCCGAATTAAGAATGCGAGTATTCAACGACTGAAAACACGTTTCCTCATTTACATTCTTTGCCAACGTATCACCCATGTTCGCTCCCGCCTGTATCAACGCTCCAGAAAGAAACGAAGTACCAGAGCGATGCATACCTAACACCACATACGTCTTAGGCTCGTGATTCTGTATGAGCAGTGCCAATTAGTCACCCTTCTTAAAATCAGATGTAACAAATATCCCAGCCGTAACCGGCTTATCCCCACTCGTAACATCCATCCTCTGCTGAGGATTTCCATACCCGTATGAAAATATGAGCTTGATCGCCGCTATCTTGTCCTTCGGATCCCCCTTGTGTGCAATATCCATCAACTCCTTCCACAACTCCTGCTGAGTCTCCGGAACAAACAATTCCATAATCACATCCTTGTTTATCCCCCGCATGACCTGTTCCTTTGTATGCCCTGTACTGTCTGCCATTTGGTCAGTTATAGGTTAAGCTCTCTACATCACAGTATATCATATTTACCGAACCCCATTCAATATCAACGTGCAAAAAAATATACCGATCTCTCATTTCTTCTCCTCCTCACAGTTATATTCCTTGAAAAGATTTTGTAAATCCTTCTCTGTCCAATGCAATCCTTCTTCTCCCATTAACCATGCCTCCTCTATCGCCTCTCTCATCTGCTCCTTATGTACCTTTTCAAGCTCTTTTACCACCCGATGAGCTTTCTTCAAAACTTCTTCATCTTTAGCCTTCAGGAGCTTCTCAATAAACTCAAGCAGATAGTCCCAATTCTTATCCCACACAAAGTCTGGCAACGCTTCTGGACACTTATCTATCCATTTCTCCAATTCGTTTTCCCAATTATCAAGTATATTCTGCTTACTCATTTCTCTACTCAGTTTAAGTTAGATTAGATATAATCATTCCCACACACATACCGACTATGTAAGCAAAGAAAGAAGCCAAAATCGCTCGGATATCCACATCCTCATTTCTTTTCATATCCTCTGTGCGGTTAAGTTAATCCTTCACTATCTTGTACCCCTTACTCCTCAGAAGCTCCATCGCCTCCTCGGTCTTGTCATCCTCCTTGGTAAGACCGTGCCTGGCCAACATCATCTCAACCTTGTCAACGACCTCCTTTGCGATCATCCCCGTTTCGTATACCTCGTCAACCACATACAACACACGATCTATGTCCTCCGCAATCAA